TTTAATGCCATATCTTCAGAGTTGTTGAATACTCCGTAAGAAGTACCACCAGCACCGTAAGAATTCATTGAAGCTAACATATCGTCCATTGCAAGAGCAGTAGCTCTGTTTACAAACATCATGTTTTCTTCAATAGCACCATTTTCGTCAAACTTAGCTAATATAGCATCAAACTCAGCTAAATCAGTAGCAGCGTTAACACCAGTAACACCAGTAGTAACGTGACCTCTTTTTAATATAGCGTCAAATAAACCTTGTGTACCAGCAGAATCACCAGCAGCAGTAAGTTCATCTTCAATAACAGAGTTATCGTGTGCTTGCTCAGCCTCTAACATAGTCATCTCTAAGTGATCAGCAAATCTTGATCTTGTTTCAGCTTCAGCTTTAACATACCAATAGTAACCACTTTGTCCTTCTTCACCAGAAACTTCAACCCAACCTATTTGAGCTTGATCAGATCCAGAGATTTCATAGTAATCTCTTAATATAATCGGCTTGTTAGTTAAGGATTTGTGTTGTGGCTTGTTACCTCTGTCTCTCTTAGTAGATGCTTTTTTAACTTCAGAACCATATACTAAAATTCTAACATCGTCAGTATTACCAAAGTAAGTAGATAAATTTGCAGCACCGTAAGGTAAAACAGTTATTGAAGCACTGTTTGCGTCTGCAAGCTTAACATAACCTCTCATAGTAGTAGTTGCACTAGCCATTAAGACTGTATCACCTACTCTAATACCGTGAGTTGTACCTTGAGTTACACCATTCGCATCTGCTTCGATAGTTACGATACCATTTGATGCAGCACCTGCTATAACACCGTCATAAGCTAAATGTAATCTACCTTGTTCAGTCCAAATAACCTGATCAGCAGACATTGCTTCTTCAGCTCCTACTTGTGCAAGAAAACCTCCGATTGTACGTTTTCCGTAAACCTCAGCTTCTTTTTCCATAAGATCTGGTAAATATTGTTGCGCCCAACCGTTACCCGTCGCTGTAAAGTCGATGTAGTTTGTTGCTAGCGCAGCTTGTACTGGAGCACCCGCCATTCCTGGAACGCCTCCATTAAAACTTGATATTGCCATTTTTAATTTTTTTTAAATTATTTTGATTTATTTTTAATTTTAAAAGCAGGTAGATTATTACTTTCAAGTATTCTAACTTTAGGACCACTAGTATTAGTGTTTGTTAACGCTTGTCTAGGATCCATGTTAACGTTTTTAGATTTTGCTATAGTTTCTTTTAACGCATCAGCTTTTCCTTGTTCATAAAAATGATTAGCAATAGCATCTGAGTTCATAGCTGTAAATAAAGATTTATGATAACCTTTAGCATCTGACATTTCGTTATTTTCATTCAAGAACTTCTTGACAAAATTATTAATGTCGCTTTGGCTTTCTTTTACTTTATTTGAATCTTTAACATTAAACCTATACTTTTTTTCTCCAACCTTGTATTCAAATCCCTTGAAGTCTTTAAATACTTCGTTTGTTTTATTTAAAAAAGTATTAGTTTGTTTTTCAACCATCTTGTTATTCTCTTCCGACTCTTTGTTGTATCTATTAAAGAAGTTTACAGCTTTTTGTTGTTCTTTGGTCAACTTTGACCCAGCTTTAATTTCTTCATAGTATTTAGACTTTTGCCCGTCTAAGTGGCTTTTAGCGTTGGCAACTTGCTCTTTTAACGCTATTTTCTTTTTTCTCACATCTCTTTCTTCTTCTAACTCTTCGTTATAATGAAAATTATCTTCTATTAAAAATTCAATTTCATCATGTGTTAAGTGAGATTTTGTTTGTTTGTAAAACTCTCGCAATATAGCCATGTCATCATACTCTGCGTAGTCTTGGTTAAGCTTTACATAATCTTCTAAGCTACCACCGGTTTCCTGCATAAAGTCTACTACTTTTTGTAAACTTTCTGGCATAGCCTCTACAGTCTCTTTAGTTTCTATTACTTCTTCAACAACTTCTTTTTTTGTTTCTTCAGTAACTTCTTCTAATACTGGAGCTTCTTGTGCTTCAACTTCCGGTTGTACTTCTTTTTGTTCTTCTGTGGCGTTGGCATTTTCATCGACTCCAGCCACTCCCTCGTCGACAGGGTTATTTTCTTTAGTTTCATTTTCTTCTGGTTTTGTTGGTTTGTTTAGATCTACTCTAATAACATTGTCATCAACTTTTTGTTCAGTTGCTTGTGTAGTTTCTTCAACTACGTTTTCTACGTTTTCTTCCATAATATAATATAATAATTAATAATTTATCGAGGATCAAATGAACTTAAATCAAAACCCCCACCTAGTATATCATTACTTGCAGACTCAAAGTTTTTAGGTGTATTACCACTATTTCTTTGCTCTATAAGTTCACTTTGTTGGGTAGCTTGTATTCTAGTTCGCTCGTCTTTACGATTTTCCTTTTGTGCTTCGTTGTCTTTAAGAGTTTCCGACTCCATTTGTTTTAACTTTAAGTTGTAGTTAAACTCAACTTCCATTAACTCTTTTTTGTATTTAACCTCTTCAGCTTGTCTTTGAGACTCTAACTGAGACTTCATTTGCTCTAACTGCATTTCAAGCTCCATGTTAGCTTGGTTTTTTTGTATTTCAGACTGAGCTGCAGCTTGTTGAGCTTGTTGATTTGCTTGTGACTGTGCCTGTATGTTTTGCTGTTGCACTTGTTGATCTTTGTCTTGCTTTTTCTTTCTACGTATTTTTAATAATTGATTAGCTAGTTTAATATTTTTAATTTCTCTAAGATCAATAGCATCTTCAAGTTCTATGTTTTGTTTTGATAATGCTACTTGTATATTGTTTTCTAGCATTTGTTTTTCTTCTTCGTCAGGCATTAACTCTAAAAATATGCCAAAGTCATACAAGTGTAAATCTTTTATCTCTTCTAGTGTAGCAACATTATGAGCACCTATTTGTTGTATAAAAGCATCTCTTGTTGGAGAGTATTCTACAATATCAGATATTCTTAACGATAATGCTTCGGCAACTTCTTGTGTTAAGTATAATCCAGCTTGCAATATATGTCTTGTTGCTGTGTTAGAATTAGCAGCTGCAAGTTTTTGAACACCTACTAAAGCATTTTTGTCTGGCATACTACCATCTCTAGCTTCGTTAAGTCCGGTAGTATCTCTTATCATCTGTAAATAGTAGTTGTAAGTTTGAATTAAACTTTGCATTTTAGCACCACCATTACCACTAGTTATTTCTTGTATAGGCACTTTACCAGGGTTCATATCACCATCAGACGTAAACGATCTACCTATAATACTACCTGTTTGGAAGAACATATTTAAAGCTTCTTGTGGGTTGTAGTTTGTTCCGTTACCTAAATCTATTTCAGCTAATCCATCAGCGTCTAAATAAATACCATCTGGCACCATACGTGACATAACTTGCTGTAGTTTTAAATGAGTAAGCTGTATCATATCAGCAAAACCAGTTACTCTACCAACTAAAGATTCTATTCTACCCTTGTACATACGTGGAGCTACAATAGCGTAGTTCATTTTAACTTTAGTGTGATCACTTTTAGGTCGTAGCATGTTTTTAGCTAATTCCCACTTTAGCATTTTGTTAGCACCTAGTATTATAGCGCCTTCATACATAACCTCTATTTTTCTTGATAACTTACTAAAATCTTCAGAGTTTTCTGGTGGGTTAAAATTATCGTCTTTTTCAATAGCTTTTTGGCCTCCGTCTTTTTTATTTTTTAACTTGTAAGTTTCACTGTTGTAAGTTTTATAATTAAAATATAAAACATCTACTTTGTTTTGATCTGTGTCATCATCTGAATAAGATGTTTGGTTATGTATAGATGTTGTTCTTTTATTACTATTCTGGTTTATCTCTTCTAAATCAGCTGTAGTTAAATCAGGAAATTGTTTTATTAACTCGTTAAAAGGTATTGTTTTAACTTCACCAACATAATATATATCTTCAAAGTAAGGTGAATCAGTGTAAGAGTAAATTAAATTTACTGGATCAACATAGTCTATAGTAACACCTTGAGATGTACTAAAGCTTGTTTTAACAGCACCAATACCTATAGTTGCAATATCATAGTAGTATCTTTTCTTTGTTAACTCGTATCTGTTACCGTCCATTAAAACATTTAACGCTTGCTCGTTAGCTAGTTCTACAGACTGCTTGTAAGTTAACTGCATGTGTAAGCTTAGCTCTTCTTCTGTTTCTGGTAAAGTATTTTTATCGTTTTCTCTAATGTTTATACCTAAGTTTTGCTCTGCAAAATTAGCAAGATCAGTAGTTCTTATATCTGCAAGCATTGACTCCATAAACTTAGTTCTTTTACCAACACCGTATGGATCTTGTGAATAAGCTTTTATGTCAAATGTTCTTTCTGCAATACCGTTTACTACTATATCTACAAACTTAGGTATAATAGGTACTGGTTTCCAGTCTAAATTTAAATAAGATAAATCACCATTTATAGATAACTCGTCTTTATATTTCTGTATAGATTGTTCTCCTCTAGCATAAAGTCTTAATGAATGAAAACTATTTCTATTTTTTATGTATTTATTATGACCCTTGTCATTATGAAACCACTCACTTTCAATTGCTTTCGCAACCTCAAGACCGTAGTCCATACTAGATTTTTCTGCATCACTAACAACTTGACTAGGAAAATAATTTTTTATAAATTTTTTATACATATTTATTTTATTAATTTAGAAATGCTACCTGTATTTTTATACTTAGCAATACTTATGTTTAATTGTGGTTTGTCTATTTTTGCGTTAGGTCTATACAAATGCCTATTACAAGCCATTATAGCTAAACCAGAGCTTATAGCAGCATCATGCTTTGTTCTTTTGTTTATATCAAAACCAGCCCAGTCATTAAGAAGTTCATTAAAATACATATTACCGTAACTACCATTTTGTTTTAAACCTATATGGTCTTGTATGTACATTTCTATTGCCGCTGCGTGGGCTTGTTTTATATCTTCACTTGAGTTAGGTATACCACCCACTTCTTTTTCAGCTGTAGATAATTTATTCCATATTTTGTCTGGTCTGTTCATACTAAAACCTCTGTAACCACGTCTTCTTAAATAATACAATAGACGGGGTTTATTATTCTCTGCAAGTATAGGCATCCCGTAAAATACTAATGCCATTAGAACGTCCTCAAAGAATATCTCAGCTGTTTGTGGTCTAGCTAAGTATTCTAAAAATATCATGTTAGATGGAACTTCTTCCATACTAAACTTGGTTAAGCCATGTAAAGCACCTTTAGAGCCCACGCCATCTACTGTTCCTGATATATCGTAGCTATCACAACCAAAAGCCCCTATGTGTTCATTTGCAGGGTACTTAATTCCATTTTTTAGTATAACTCTGTTTTGCAAGTGTGATGGTGGTACCCAGCTTACTTTAAACCTACCTTGAGGGTTTGGATAAAATATTACTTGAGAATCTTTTTTACCGTTAACCCATTGAAAATTACCTTTGGTAATGCCTAGTGTATTAGACATTTCTTCGTTGTAATCTATTTGCTCGTATATTTTAACTAAGTTAAATATACTGTTTTTTGTTTCATCTCTAAACGCGTGCTCAGTAGTTCTTGGAAACTGTCTGTAAAATTCATTTAATGCGTCTTGATCATTTTTTAAACCATCAGCTTCGTTCTGCCAATTGTCTACTACACCTATATCTATTAACTCTCCATGGGGGTCAAAGACATCATGGTTTGGACTATCAAAGACTGGGCTTCCGTGCTCGTCAATAAATCCTTCGTAGTTCCACTCCATTGGGATAAAAAGAGAATATAATCCAGATGCTGTTTGTCCATTTCTGTTTCGCTTAGTAACGTCTGATGCGTTATATAATCTTTTGAAGTTTTCTCCACCTTTATCTAATGCGTTTGATGTTGAGCCCATCATACATTTACCTATAATTCTACTACCTAATCGTAAACATGTTTTGGTAACTCGCCAGTTATTTAATATATTATCGGGTCTTTCCCATTTACCGCTTTCATCATGTACTAACAGCTGAAGCTTTTCTCCGTCATAACTGTTATCACCTGTATTTTTCCAATCAATAGTAGTATCAAGTCCAACCAAGTCTTCCTGCTGTT